CCTTTTAGATTCTTTTTATAAGTGGATGCCTTTCCCGAATGAACCAACTGCAGAAGATCAAGCAGAAGTTATTGAGATCTTAACAAACCCAAAATTATTTGGATTTGGCCCTTTAGCAGAAGAATATCTTACAGATGAAACGCTAAAGCACGAATTTGATGCCATGAAGAAGGATGCAGGTTACGTATATTGAATATATAAAAAGTCGTAAATTTACGGCTTTTTTTGTTGTCAAAAAAGAAAGAAAGGAGCCACCTTGAATATTTGGAATATCGTATCAGTCACTGCAGGTGTTGTCTGTTTATTTCTTATCCTCTTGTTTGGGTATGCAATGACAATCGGGCTACTGTCAGGGATTGACGAAGTCAAACGGAAACACAGAGATTGAGAGGTGATCCAACATCTTGACAAGCAGGAATAGACTGCTATTTTATCGCATAATCCAACCAGTCGAAAGGCTGGTTTTTATTTTGTCCAAGCATTGAAGACGCTAAAAGCTATGGAACACAACACAGTCGGGGACGACTTAAAAAATAGGAGGTTCGCATGAACAAAGAAACAGAAGTAGTCGAAACGGTTGAAGATGTTGAAAAGGTGACGGCCGAACCAGAAGAACATCAAGAAGAACCGAAAGACGAAAAGAAGTACACGGACGCAGATGTTGATAAGATCATCAACAAGAAATTTGCAAAGTGGAAAGAGGAAGCTGAGAAAGCCGAGAAAGAAGCTGAGAAGTTGCGCAAGATGAACGCTGAACAGAAAGCAGAGTATGAAGCCCAAAAACAAGCTGAACGCATTGCCGAATTGGAAGCTCAACTCAATCGCAACGGACTCGAAAAAGAGGCTTCCAAAATGCTATTTGAAGCTGGAATCACAGCCGATGAAACAGTGCTTGACTTTGTTGTACGCAACAATGCAGAAGACACACAACAGTCAGTACAATCGCTCATTGGTCTTGTAAATACTCTTGCAGAAGCAAAAGTACAAACCATGCTAGTTGGTAAAACACCAACCAAGCAAGAAGAAACTGGTCAAGGGATCACCAAGGAACAATTCCGCAAGATGGGCTATCAAAGCCGCAATGAACTGTTCCAAACGAACCCAGAATTATATAACCAACTGAAAGGATAATTAATTTATGCCACAAGGAATTACTCAAAAAGCTACTATGGTAGTACCAGAAGTCATGGCTGACATGGTATCAGCTAAATTGCCTAAACTAATCAAATTTACCCCACTCGCTTATGTCGACAACACACTTGTTGGACAGCCCGGTGACGAAATCACTGTACCAAAATGGGAATACGCTGGAGATGCAGAAGAAGTCGCAGAAGGCGTAGCCATCACTTTAGATCAATTGACTACTAAAAAGTCTAAAATGACAATCAAAAAGGCCGGTAAAGGGTATGAAATCACAGACGAAGCCCTTCTCTCTGGATTCGGAGATCCAATTGGACAAGCAGTATACCAAGCATCTCTTGCTCTTGCTAACAAGATCGACAATGACCTTGTAGAAGCTGCTAAAGGTGCAACTCAACACGTTACTGAAACAGCTACTACTGTTGACAACTTGCAAAAAGCCCTCGATATCTTCGGAGATGAAGATGATGCATCTTATGTTGCTTTGCTAAACCCTGCAGACGCTGCTGCTCTTCGTAAAGATGCCGCTAAAAACTGGACTAATGGTTCAGATCTTGGTGCTGAAGCGATCGTGAACGGAACTTTTGGTGAAGTTCTCGGTGTTCAAATCGTGCGTACAAACAAAGTAGAGAAAGGTAAAGGCTTCCTCGTAAAAGTCTCTGCTGATGCTACTGATACAGACGATGTTAACAAATACGGTGCATTTGTCATCGCATTGAAACGTGATGTGATGGTTGAAACTGACCGTGACATTTTGAAGAAAGCCACTGTCATTACCGCTGACAAACACTATGGAACATATCTCTATGATCCATCACGAGTTGTCAAATTCGGTGAATAATTTTAAAAGGGGGTGACAACGTGAGCATGCTACTACGTTATCACTATCACCAAAGCAAACCAGTCGAACCAGAAACGGTTGAAGATGTCGCTTTGGAAGATATGACGCTAAAGGATTTGAAGACCTTAGCGAAAGAAAAAGGTGTTGAAGGCTATTCTACGCTTGCAAAAGCAGAATTAGTCGAAGCATTGAAAGGATGATTTGATTATGTCGTACATCGATAAAGTAAAAGTGCTGTTGAATATCGAGGACGACTTGCAGGATAAAATGCTTGGTTTAATCGAGGAGATGACAACCCAGCATTTTACTGCCTATACTGGAGATTTTGGAGTTCCAGAAAAGTTTGATTACATGATTATTGAGATCATGATCGAGCGATTTAACCGTATTGGATCAGAAGGTTACTCCAAGAAGACGCTTGAAGGTTTAACTCTTGAATTTAATCAAGATGATTTTGCTCGATTTAACAAGATCTTGAAACGTGAGTACCCCTCTATCCTTGAAAATCGAGGATTTAAGATGCTATGAGAGAAAGCGAACGTGTTGAACTCGTATTTCAGGCTGGAAAGCCTAAATATGATCCAGAATTAGGACGAATGAGCAACGCAGAGCCTACTAAGAAGGTGTTGCCTTGCTTTATTTCCGAATTAGGACTGGAATTGAAAGTCAAACTGCTTGATAAAGTCGATGTAGATGCCAAAGTTTTACGTTTTAATCACGTTATAAATGGCCCTATATCGTCCATTGTCATCGCTAACAAGCGATATAAGGTTATCAGTCAAAAGAATCCAGAACGACGCTCTACGGTCTTGTATGTAGCTGAGGTGATGGGTTAATGTTTGATATTGATATAAACGACGGAGGGGCAACCCTCTTTTTTGAACAAGCAGTTAAATTCGACGCACACGAGATTTTGAAAGATCATGGCTCACGCTTGCACAGACGAGCAGTAAGAAATGCTGTCTTTACTCGTGGATATTCTACGGGTGCTACAAGACAGTCTATACATCTTACTGTTGGCCGTGATGAAGCAAAAGTGAAAACTGGTACAGATTATTCGGGTTATGTTGAAGTAGGAACACGCAAGATGGAGGCTCAACCGTACATGGGGCCAGCATTGGAAGAAACTATTCCAGAGTTTGTTGCAGATCTAGAGAAAGGAATGACAGGTAAATGAAACAGCCAGATCAACAATTATTTGACGAGATTTACAAGCGTATTTCTTCGCTTGGCTATGATGTTTATCTAGCTCTCCCTGATATGTCTGCAAAATATCCATTTTGTGTGATGGGTGATACGCATTTAATGCCAAATCCTACTAAATCGGGGTTGATTGGTCTAGTTAGTACGAGAGTACACATCTGGGACGATATCAACAACCGCAGACGCTTGTCAGACATGACCTACAAGATTCAAAATGAATTGAGCAAAATCAATCGTATCGATAATAGAAGCTGGTCTATGGGCCTCTCTAGTAATAGTCAAATCATTAAAGACAACAGCACAGAAGAAACTCTATTCCATGCAGTTATTGACATGGAATTTAAATTTGTTTAAACGAAAGGAAAAAACTAAATGGTATTAGAACCACAAAAAGGTAAAGATCGGATTTTGATGTTCCGTAAAAAAGGCGACAAAACTGCTGCAGCTAAACTTGCTTTGCAAACTGAACACAAATGGGAATACGAACGCAAAACAGACAGCACTAAAACAAAAGACGGTGCCATTTCTGCTGCTGGTGGATTGGAAGTTACACTCTCAATCGAAGCGGTTGCGTCTCGTGACGAATTGAATAACATGCTTAAAAACTCTGTAATCGAAGGTTACGAGTTGGAAGTATGGGACATCGACCTTAAAGGCCAAAAACAAGGCGCAAAATACCCAGCATTGTATGCTATCGGTAAATTGAGTAAATGGGAAGTGCCTGCCAACGTTGAAGATCTCATCACTTTGCAAACTGAAATGGCAATCGATGGTAAACCAGTACCGGGATATGCAACACTTACTGCAGATCAAGAAGCAGAAGTGCTTTATGCATTCGCTGACACAACTGCTATCGATTAATAAGCAGTAATAACTACGAGGGCGAAAGCCCTCTTTTATTTTTACTAAAAACACAAAGAAAAGGAAAAATCATAATGAAAACATTGACAATTAACGAACGTGAACACGAATTATCTTTTGGTATCGCATTTATCCGTGAACTTGATAAGAAGTTCTGCTCTAACGTGAATGGAATGAATTTCGGAGCTGGTGTCCGTTCTGCGGTTGTGTATCTCTTGGACGGAAACCCAACAATCTTGGTTGATATCATTCAGGCCGCAACTATCACGAATCGGAGCAAACTATCTGAAAAGGATATTGAGAAATGGCTTGAAGAACAAGATGATCTCGATGTTGTCTTCGATGATTTTTTAACATGTTTCAAGACCTCAAAACTGACCAAGAAGACAACGATGGCGATCGTGGAAGCGGTGGAACAAGCCTAAAAAAAACCACGGTCGAACTCACTTCTGAACAGACTTATGAAGACTTGATGGCAACTATCTTCGCCTTCTTTGGTATTACAGACTATGTGACTGCTCAACGCATGACGCTGAAAGAATTTAACATCAGACAGCGTGCAAGAGATATGCAGATGTTAGATGAAGAAAAGAGAGTGTATTTGCTCGCTTTTCAAATTCGGCAAGCACAAGCCAGCAAGAAAGATGGAAGATATATCTTTGAGAAGTTCGAAGACTTCTACAACGAAGAAGAACGACGCAGAACAGTCTTGAATAGATCACAAGGCCCTGCAGTTAATCAAGAACTGATAGAGATTGCCAAAAGACTTCAAAAGAGGCGAAAGGAAGGAGGTATAGATGGCTGATAAGTCCTTTAAAGTAGAAGCCGTGCTGAAAGCCACTGATGCAGGTTATTTTGCAACGATGCAAAAAGCAGGCTCTGCGGTCGAAAGCCTCACGCAAAAGGCTGGTAAAGCTGGATCTAATATTTTTGGATCACTTGAGAAAGTCGGTAAAGGCATGACGATTGCAGGGGCAGCAACCACTGCAATGGGTGTAAAAGCAGTAAAAGGCTTTGGAGACTTCGAGGCCTCACTCAACAAGGCAGCTATCGTAGCTGGTGGTACATCTAAGGACATTGAAGGTTTAGCAGATGTAGCCAACAGAATGGGTAAAGACTTGCCACTGTCTGCACAGGATGCGGCAGATGCAATGATTGTCATGGCCCAGAACGGTGCAAGCCTAGAAACTATTAAGAAGATTTTCCCAGCAATCGCACAAGCAGCAACCGCCTCTGGTGCCGATTTGGTCACAACTGCTGGGGTTGTACAACAAGCGATGAACGTTTGGGGCGATAGTATCGGATCTGCAGAACAGGCTGCAGCCGTATTGACCCAAACAGCAAACGTATCTAATGCATCTGTTGAAAGCATGGAGCAAGCCCTATCAAACGTGGCAAGTTCCTCTCGCTTGATGGGTGTGGATATGAAAGATGCATCTACTGCGATCGGTCTGATCACTAACACTGGTATGTCTGCAGCACAAGCATCGCAAGACTTAAACCACGCTATGCTGAAGATGGCAGCGCCATCTACAAAAGCAAGCAAACTGATGAATAAACTTGGTTTGAGTTATACGGACGCTGCTGGTAACATGAAGCCGTTCAAGCAGATTCTGATTGAAGTAAACGACAAGATCAAAGATATGTCACAGTCTGAGAAGGCTGCAACATTGAAGACCTTGTTTGATACATCAGGGATGCAAGCGATCAGCCCATTGCTTGATAGTATTTCAAATAAGACTAAAGATGCCACTAAATCATGGGATGCCGCTAGAGGATCACTCGAAGAGGTATCACGTTCACAAGGTGATGCGGCTGCTTGGCTTGCTAGACAAGCAGAGGACATGCAAAATAACGTAGGTTCTAAGCTTGAACAAGTTGGCGGTTCGTGGGAAGCCTTGCGCAATAAGGTTATGGCATCTAACAAAGGGATGCTCACAGGTTTATTGTCTGGAACATCCAAAACAATTGAATGGGCCACAGAGAGCGACAATGCAGTTGCCAAGGTTATTCGTGGCTTTGTAGGCATGTCACCAGTTATTGGCCCTGCAATGACTGCGGTCGGTACAACGATGATGCAGACTAAAAATATTGTGTCTGGTCTTGGATCTACTTTCAATGTCCTTAAAGGATCAATGAGTTCAGGCTGGGGCTTGATTATCGTTGGTGCCGCATTGCTAATTAAATACTTTGTAGATCTGTACAACCGTAGTGAGTCATTCCGTAAAACTGTAAATAATATTGCTTCTTCTGCAAAGACAGCATTTATGGATCTGTACGCAAAAATGAAGCCAGCTATAGATGGGATTGCTAAATTCTTTGGCAAGATTCCGAATGGTAGTGGTTTGATGACTGCGATTGCGGGGGTTGGATTATCTTTGACAGGTATTTTCAGAGTCCTTGGAAAGAATCCGTTTGGTCTATTTGCTAGAAGAGGCCAACAGTCAATGGGAATACTTTCTAAACTCAACCCATTCAAGGGATTGAGAGGAAAAGCCGCAGCAGAATCTAAAGGGATGGAAAACTCCTTTAAACAATCCGATGGCATTATCAAACAGATCTTCACTGGACTCGGCCAAGGGATTAAATCAGCTCTCGAAGGTATAGGAAACGCTGCTAAAGGTATTGGGGCAGGCTTATCTGCTACGTTCCAAGGACTTGGTACAGGTATTTCCAGTGCTTTGCGTGGTTTAGGTGCTGCAACAGCAACCGCTGCAAAAGGAATCGGAACTGGTTTGGCAATTGCTTTCCAAGGTTTAGGCCGTGCGCTTGCTATGGTTAACCCTGCAACGTTACTAGCTCTAGCGGCTGCTATCCTTGCGATTGGTGCTGCAATGGCTCTTGCTGGTAGTCAAGGCGCAGGAATTGCTCAAATTCTGCAAGGTGTAGGCTCTGTTATTGTATCAGTAGGTACTGCAATTGGAAATGTAGCGCAAGCTATTTTGGTTGGACTTGCACAAGCCATTGTAACAGTAGCACCAGTCATTTCAGCATTCGCTCCTATCGTGGAAGCAATCGGAAAGGCTATCGGTAGCGTCATTACTGCAATCGGTGGCGTTGCACCTCAATTGGCCGTATTGGTCAATGCGTTTGGCACAGCATTCAGTGCTATCATTCAAGCAGTAGGGTCTGCAGTTCAACAGATTGCATCTGGTATTTCTCAAATCGTGACTGCACTTGCTCCGATTGTAGAAACTATCGGAAATGTGATTATTAAAGTCGCTGAAATTATCATGACGAACTTGCCACCAGTTTTGCAAGCAGTAACTCCACTTGTGGAAGTTCTTGGTAAGGTCTTCACGACCACAGCGCAAATTATCGCAGACGCAGTCGTGCGAATCATTCAGGTATTGCAACCAGTTATGCCCTCTGTCGCACAGATCGCACAAGCGGTCAGTCAAGCGGTATCTTCCATTGCTCAGGCATTTTCTAGTATTGTCGGACAGATAGCGCCTATCATTAATAGCCTTGCGAACCTATTTACAAGTGTAGGTAATGCAATCAAGACTGCGTTGAGTCCAATCACTCCAATTCTGCGAGAATTTGGCAACGTGGTTAATTCCGTGTTTAAAGGCGCATCTAATGTCATTAGATCATTTGGTCAAGCGGTAAGAAGTATCTTGGATGGCGTTTCTGGTGTCATCAAGTCAATTGGTGGTGCTATCAAGGACGCTGGTGAAGGATTTAAACGATTCGGACAAGGTATAAAACTCGCAGGAGACAACGGACTACAAGCGGCCGCTGGTATCGGTGCTGTTGCCGCTGCAGTTCTTGGGCTTGGCGCTGCTTCTGCTGGTGGTAACTTGAATGGATTCCGTGCTGACTTGGACAAGTTAGACACGGTGATGTACAAAATTGGTAGTCGCAATGTAGGATCTATCTTCACACAGATGGCATCTGGTATGCGTACTGCAGCATCTGCGGTTAATCAACTTGCAAATGGTTTGCCAAATGTTGCGACAGCAATGCAAACTATCGGTCCTGCTGCAACAGCATCATCTAGTGGTATCCGTTCGTTTGGTACAGGATTCCAACAAATGGCATCCGCAGTGACTAGCTCTGCAGTGATGTTTACGATGCTAAACAGTCAGTTTGCATCATTCGGATCAGCTATTATAAATGCCACATCGTCATTGAGTGGATTTAATACGATGATTACCAGCGTACAATCTGGATTTACGTTTATCATTCAATCGATAACGTCATTTATCTCGGCATTAACGAGTCTCGGAAGCAGTATTCTCACGGTTCAAACAACTATTGCTCAGCTTGGCACATCTATGGTGCAATCTGCGTCTGGATTCTCACAACTCGGTAATGCTATGCAAACAGCAATGTCGCAAGTTGTTACTGCGGTTAATACTGGAATCCAGCAGGCTATATCTGCGCTATCTCAAGGCTTTTCAAGCATGGGCACAGTTGTGTCTACATCAATGAACAACGTGGCAACTAGTGTCGGAATAGCCATGACCACGATGAACATCTCTGTCACACAAGGAATGACTCAGATTGGTGCATCTATCAGAACGTCAATGACCTCTGTCAGCTCTATGATGCAAGCGATGTTGAATAATATCGTGATGACTATTTCAACGTCATTCCAACGCATGACCATGACGATCACAATGGCAATGACGCAAGCAAGCATGGCAATCCAATCAGGTATGTCACGCATGACCGCAACAATGACATCTAGTGGCAATCAAATGTCTCAAATCGCACAAAGAACTGGACATCAGATTTCACAGAATATTACTAGTGGTATCAGAAACGGTGTCGGAAGTGCTAGAGGAGCAATGCAGTCAATGATG